ATCCATGTCCTGCGGAAAATAACCCTGCTACGCTGCAAGTCTGCGGTTTCTGGCGGGAAAATGATCTCGTCCCACGGCTTCAATGCTTGAACAAGCGGCAGGTTGCGGGAGACGTACTCTTCGTCGTAGCTTGTTGCTCCTGTTGCTGCCAACTCCTTGACCATCTTCTTGCACTCAGAGAGGTCGTTGCCAAGGGCCGCTTGAATGATGGAAGCTGCCACATCAGGCTGTTCCACAATGAGCATAGGAAGCTGTGCGAGTTGTTCGCTGCCTGCTTGCTGCGCTAGCATCATCACCTGTTCCATGGTGATTGGCTGTTGCCGCTTGCTGATGTGCTGCTCCCAGCCCACATAGAATGCTGTCCACCCGTATTGCAGGGCGTACTGCGCTCCCAGTTCCGCTTCTTTGCGGAGTTCGTTCGCCATCTTGTTGTCCCTGACCCAGTGCATCAGGTTGCTGGCAATAGTGGAAAGCGTGAGGTCTTGCAGGTTAGCTGCCTGGGTGTTGATGTCGGCTCTCTGGTAAGCTGTGACAAGGAGGGCTGAGAGTTCGTTGCAGGTGCTGTCAACAAGGCGCAATCTTACGTCCGACGCTCCTTCAAAGGGCCAGGCTGGACTGCCTTCTTCGCGCCACTTGCTCCATTTCTTGCCATCGTCCGTTTGCCCGTTCCATCTGCAAAAGCGGATGTTATCAAACTTGGTTGCCAAGTTGCCTTGGCTGGAGTTCACCATGGAGCGGTTGTACTCGTCCAGCAGGTCTCCAATATCTGGAGTTGATCCTGCAATCGCTAGTGGGTCTTTGTCGTAAGTCATTAGTACGCTCCTGCAAATTTTTGTCCCGCCTTTATGAACTCGTCTGCTGCTCCCTGATGTTGCGGACTCATCATTACCAAATATCCTAGTGCGTCAATAGGGTCTTTGCTAGCACCTTTTTGCCCGTCTGCTCCAGTCCACTCTCTCATGCTGTAAATGAGGTTCTGGCAACTCTCATGAATCATTAATCTTGGGAAGTTCACGCCTTCCTCTAAGGGTTTCTCCCTATCATAGCACAGGAGGTCGTTGATGACGAGGACACGCTCATCCACGTTTGCTGACGCTGCCGGAATGAAGTACAGTGGCACATGAGCGTCTGAGAGCATATCAAGGAGCGTTACGCCGCCTTCCTTGGTCATTGCTGCTGTCCCTGCGCTTCTGGGGTCAATGTAGCGTTCGACGATCTCTTCGCGTGTCTTGTCGTCTGTTTCCAGCGTCTGGATGAGCAACGAATACTCGTCAACTCCCCTGCCTGCGGAGCTTCTCTGTGCTGGACCTGGTTTGCCATCTGGCTTCTCGCACGGCAACGCCCACTCTCCGTAGCTTTGGTCTGGCCATTCTCTGTACACCCAGATGACCCCGTTCTTATCCACTCTTGCCCAAAGCATGAACCAGTTCCGCGCTCCTGCTGGGTCTACAACCATGTAGTTGGTGCCCTCGATCTCTCTTGGGTCTTTACTGAACACGTTGTGGTCGTTGAACAATGGGAACTGGCTTCCTGCTGTTGCTTCTGCCCAGCCGTATGCGCGGATCTTAATCTCGTTGGTTGTCTTGCCGCGAAGGGTCTCCTTCATTCGGTGCCAAGGATTGTACGGATTGTCCTTGGAATGGTACCAAATGCAGGCGTGCTTGCCGAACACGTTTCTTGCCATGTATGGCATGTGCCCGTTTGGCACTCCAATCACGTTGTTGTTTGGAAGCAGTTCGGAAGGTTTCCAATGCGTAATCTTGGAAGAGTTGATGTATTCCTTGACCACACTCGTGTAGCCGTCCAGCGGCGTGAACGTGATGAGCATCTTGCCGTTCCTTGTGACAAGACGGTATCTCAAGGTCTCTAGCCAATCCTGTGGCACCAGCTCATCGCACCAGATGAAGTCCACTTCGCCCCCTTCAATGACCTTGATGTCCTGGAAGTAGTTCATGAACCACACTTGGTTTCCCATGTACACTGCCGTGTTGTCCGTAAAGCCGTTCTTCTGGCTGTAGTTGATCTGCGTGTGAACGCTCTTTCTGAGCGTCTTGAGTTCAATGGGCAGGTACTTGTAAAAGACGTTCTGCTGCGCTGACACGCTTGTGAAGTGGCTAGTGTGGAGCATCCATATCCTGATGCCTCTGCGCTCTACCCGCTCTTTGACCCAGTCCGGCATTCCGCCAACGTCTGCTCCAACGAACATCTGCGCTGCTCTCTTGGCTGCATACTCGGTCTTGCCTGCCCTGTTTCCTCCCAGGATGACCATTTCGTTGAACTCACCCATAAGGTTGTCCGAATCCTTCCACGAATCAAACTCTGTCCCATATCGAATGGGATCGGTGTGCTCTGCCTTGATCCTGTTCTCGCGAATCTCAAGAAGCTCCAGGGTCTTTGCAATCCCCACGTTGTCCACCATCTTGAGCCGCTGATCTTGGCTCACTGTCGGAATGAGAGGATGCGGTTCCTGCTTAAACTTCAGAATCTGCTCCATGAACTTTTTCTCTTGCTCTTTGTCCATATGTTCGTATGTTTGTGGTGTCTCAAATAGAGACAGCGTAACTGTCATGCTACGAGTGAAATCGTCATACCAGTGAAGGAGAGGAGAGCGAGCTTGCCTCGCGCTCTTAATAGAAGTGCCTCAAATGCACTGCTTTCCGTGGAGTCCGCTAGAGTAGACTAGAGTACATTGATGGGTAAACCTCTGCTCGTGCCACGGCAAAAATGCGAAGCGATTCAAACCGCGACGGTGACGGATGTATCTGTCTATCAAGCATTAAAAGCTCCTTCTTTATGGGAAGGGGCTTATTCTGCTCTCTCATCTCCCACTCGGGTTCTGGATGTAATCTGCTACCGCAGAAGGACAAAGAAAGAATGGCAACACTAGCAAGTACAAGGGTTATGCTCGAAGGGGCGAATGCCCCGCAGGCATAAGCCGCAGTACGCGCAGGGGTGCGTGCGAAGGCGCGACCCCGAAGTTCCGCGCTCTCCTTGTATTCCATGGTTACTTCGTTGCTTCGTCTGTTCTTGCTGCCGCAAGACCCGACTTCGCTGGCTCACCTGCTACGCAATAGGAAACAAGCTACGCACAATGCACAGGCAATGGAGATAGCTATGTCCAAATCGAACGCTTCTCTTACCCCCACTTCTTCTCCTCCAAAAGCACACCGATAAGGGCGTATCCTGCCATATCCTTGAACGAATCGACATAAGCCTCACAAGAGGCTTGCTTATCCTTTCGCAGCAGATTCTTTATCCGCTCCATCTTGTCATTCATCCGTACCACTACGCCCAAGATCCCAAACTCATCGATGTTCCTTGGCCCGTAATCCTGCTGCTTCCGATCCATCAACTGCACTAACTCCACAGCAGCATACAGCAGTTCCCGCCCTTGCTTGGTCTTCAACCCAAGCTTCTCAGCCATGTCCCCTGCTGCGTTCATCGCACAGCCTCCTTGGTCACATATTGCCCAGGCGACACGTTCAGCACCGCTAACCGCATCCCAATCTTCACCCGCTTATTGTCCTGCACCCGCACAACCTCCCCCTTTGTCCCAATCACAAACCGGAAGTTCATCGCCCTCTTTGCCACAACCACGCTGTGCAGCACCTCCTCCTTATTGCAAGGCAATGTCAACTTCGGCAAGTCAGGCACCACCAGCACCACTACGCCTTCCCCCTCCGCAGGCTCATCCTTGCTCGCTAACTTCGCCACTGCATCCTGCCAATACCACTTCTCCTTGCCAGTCCCCTTGGGACGCTCCTGAACATGCTGCGCTTCCCATTCATGCTGCCTGGGATCCACACCATACTGCGCTATTGCCATTTTCCTATTGATGTATGTGCTCATATGCAGAGCGCACACTAGCCTAGTGCCACGCAGCAACGCAACCATGTTTCCAGCGGAGGCTGGATACATCCCACAGGCAATGGGGGCCATTTGGCAAAAAAAATCTATGCGGGGGGATGCGTTCGGGCTTTCTCGCCAAGCGGATTTGAGACCCCCTCCCCCCCTTTTGCAATTTGTAAACCTGCTTTGCTGCCGCTCGGCTCGGCTCGGCTCGGCTGAGCATGGCATGTATCCATGTTGCGTCATTGTATTGCGTCAGGAATTGGACATGGTTGCAGCGTTAGAGTGCAGAAACGGGACGCATCAAGGCACGAAAAAGCCCCAGAGGGGACACCTCTGAGGCTTGCGGGGGATTCTTGGTGGACGCTTACGCTTTAACGCCTTCCAAATCTCCTTTCGTCTTATCCTAAAGCCACTGCCTTCCCGCACGCTCGCATGAACGCCACCACGCACAGCAGCACCGCACCAAGCACCACAGCCAGCACGTCATCCTTCACGCTTCCACCTCCACTCTGTTATTCGCCATCTTCCGCAGCGTCCATAAATCATGGCGCCTAAACAAGTCCCGCAACCTCTCCCA